AAAGGAGTAAATAAATCTTTAAAGGAAGCCATATATAGTTTTCAAATATTTTAATATTATTAGTATTATTAATAATATTTATAAAATTATAAAATTATAAAATTATAAAATTATAAAATTATATATTGTTTTTTAAACTACTTAAATAAATTTTTTAAAAACTTAATAATGAACGCTTCGTCAAGTTATACAACTCAAAATGATTTATTGCTTAATAATTTAATGGATTTTTATAAAGATGAAAAAACATTAAATCGAATGTTGAAAATTATTACCGGTGAATCCAAAATTTCGCTTAGAATTGTTGATTGGTTTTCTACAAATTATGCCAAAAAATATTATACTTTAATTGAGGATGCGGAAGCGAACAAACGATTTAAGGTCTATGTTGATTACAAATTAAAATTAAAAGCTTACAGCAAAAAACGATTCGATCCATTCTGTAGGTGGGACAGAATAAGTATTCCATATAAAAAAGACACCTGTATTGAGACCACAATCGGTCAATTGAATTTTTTTAAATGGGCTCTTGAGAATAAAGTCATTGATTATATTGAAGAAAATTATGAAGTCATTGAAAAGGATATGAATAATCGTAACAGTACTTCAAAAAGAAAAGAACAAATTGTTGACAACTCCAAGACACGTAAAAAGAGAGAAGAATTATCTATTTCCGCTACTAAAAGCATCAAGAAAGAAAAGGTAGAGATTGTAGTTCAGTTTCATTAGATTTAATTCGATTATTAATTTTACTTCCATAAATTAAATAAAATAAAACTTAATTTTTAAATATTAAAAAGTTTAATATTTAAAAATATTTTAACACATAAAATAATGGGTAATTCTCAATCAATTCAAAAAATAAATTTTGAAGATGTACAATATGTTTTAAAAAATCCGGAATCACATTTATTAATAAATACTTTACCTGATACAGAACAAATATGTTTATTACCAAATACAGTAAGCGCAAGTCAAGAAGAATTAATTATTAATAAGTATTTAAGCAATGGATTAAAAAATATTAAAATTGTTATTTATGGTAGAAATTGTAACGATGAAAAAATACACATTAAATGTAGCCAACTTACTTCATTAGGGTTTTATAATGTATACATTTATTCTGGAGGTTTATTTGAATGGTTATTGCTTCAAGATATTTATGGAATACAAGAATTTCCAACAACAAAAAAAGAACTTGATTTATTAAAATACAAATCTAATAAAATACTTAATATTTCTCTTTTAGAATACTAATATTATTTCCTTCTGGTACTTTTATTTTTTTTATATCTTCGGCGTCTAGTTTTTTTACCTCCTTTAAGTTCATCTTCATAATTTGGTGGAGGTGGGTCTTCACCCATAATTTCATATCGAAAATACCATGTTAATCCACCAAAAAATATTATTATTGCGGGAAGTACAATTGCGTCTTGAGTGTTCATTTATATTATAATTTTATTTTTATTTTTTATTTCTAGATTTGTTCTTAGATTTATTTTTTTTCTTTCTAGATTTACCTCCACCATTAGGCATTGGTTTAGGTGTATATCCATATGTTTTTTGCATATCATTCAAACTATTATTTAAATCTCTTTCATCAGGATCTTCACCAAATTTTTTGTATAAAAAATATGACATTATACCTAATCCAACAAATCCTATGCCGCCATAAATAATTTTTGAAGATTTCATTTACTATAAATAAATATTATTTTTCTTCTTTAAATAAATATTCATCTGCCTCCTCTTCATCATCTTTATCATAATACATTTTTTCATCTAAATGATCTTTACTAATTGCTAAATTAGATAATTCATCCGCACGTTTATTATTTTCTCTATAAATATGCTTGAACTTTATAATATCAAACTCTTTTTCCAAAAGCTTTGCTTCATTATATAAATTAATTAGGTTAGAAGACTTAACTTTATATTCACCTTTCATTTGTTTAATAACAAGCATACTATCTCCTTCTACATCAATCTCTTTAATTCCTAAATTTATGGCTTCTTTAAGACCTATAATCAAGCCAGTATATTCAGCAACATTATTTGTTTCATTATTTCCAACAAATTGTATTTTAGCAGATATTTCTTCAGCAAATTTATAAATAACCGCACCAGCTCCAGCAATGCCGGGATTTGATTTACTACACCCATCAAACTGTAATTTATACTTTATTTCTGGATATATTTTTGCGAATTGTTCATCTGTTGTTAATTTTAATTTTGGTAATATTATTTTAGTACTAAAAGTCTTCATTATTGTTATGAGTAATAATATTAATATATATATGTTTATAATCAATTTTTTCTATATATATTAAATCTTTTTTTAATTATATATAAAATATATAGAAAAGTATGTTAAGCGCGTTTTTTTTGTTTACATTATTTGTAAATAACATTTTTGCCGATACTGAATGTCCAGTAGTAACAACTATTGAAGATAGACGTAAAGATAAACATAAATTACGGATCGCACAATATAATGTTGAATGGTTATTTATTGATTATTGTAGTTCTTCAAACTGTCCAGGCAGCGGTTGCCCTTGGAAAAATTCATCTGAAGCAAACACTCATATGTCGTATGTTTCAAAAGTAGTTAATACAATTCAACCAGATATCATTAATTTTTGTGAGGTTGAAGGCTGTGATGAACTTAATATATTAGCGTCAAAACTGGATGGTAGTTACAAATCTTACCTAAAAAAAGGCACTGATAGCTCTACTGGACAAAATGTTGGAATGCTAACAAGAGTTGACCCTATAGTAAGCCTTTACAGAACTGAATTAAGATATGATTATCCAATTTATGGCTCAAAGTGCGGATATACTGGTACTCCAAGCTCTTCAGGTGTTAGTAAACATTATATTACTGAATTTGTATTTGATAGAATGAATGTTGCCTTAATAACCGCACATTTAATTGCTTATCCTACAGATCCTTCAAGATGTGTTCAGAGAGAAGCACAAGCTATGGTTTTACAATCAGTTATTTTTAATTATGTAAATCGTAATTATGAAATCATTATGATGGGAGATTTTAATGACTTTGATGGAAAAGTATTAGATGTAAATAATAATATTCCTACATCACAAGTGCTTGATATTTTAAAAGGAAATTATGGTGATTATTCAGGAAAATATGCGCTTCATAGCGTAGCTGAAACAATTGTACAAAATGAAAGATTTAGTGATTGGTATGATTCTGATAGTAATTGTAATACTGCTTCTAGTAAAGATTATTCAATGATAGACCATATTTTAGTAACAGATGGAATAAAAAATAATATAGTAAATGCTTTTATGTATCACGAATATGATGAATATTGTGGAAAATATGATTCAGATCATTATCCAGTAATAATTGATTTATCTCTTTAAAATTATAATTTAAATATATTCTAAGGACGATAATTACGTAAACTATTAATCCATAATTTATTATATCCATTTCTATATTGTTGACTAAATATAGTTTTATTTTGTTTTTCAGTAAAAAATTTAATAATACAATCAAACATATTATATATAGTATTTTATAATGTTTTTAATATAATAACATACAAATATGTATATGCGGCGTAATTGATTTATCTCTTTAAAAATATAATTTATATGTATTCACAAATTACCGCGCTAAATTCATTTTTTTCATTTTTAAGTATTTTAAATGGCTTTCCGCAACCATATATTAAATTATTATTTATATAATCATCACAATCACTTTTGCTCGCGTGTGGATTAATTTGATTATTATTGGATTTAAATGTACCGTGACGAAAGATCATACAATTTAATTGCTCTATTAGAATTGTATCATTACAATGTGGACAAATTACAATAATGTTTATATTTTTTTCTAGTATATTGGGTTGATTTTCAGACATTAATATAAATAATTAATTTAATTTTATATTATTTATATTATTTTATATTATAATTATATCATATGGATATACCATTAATTAGTTTTATATCTTGTGTAATGTCAAGATTATCTTATTTTGATG